GGTTTTTTATTGCCCAAATTCCAGGCCCCGCCAATGAGCGGGGTTTTTTATGCCCACACGAAAGGACAGGCCATGACCGTTCAGACGAACACCAACGTCGCCAGCTTTAACGGTAACGGAGTGACGCAGATTTTCCCGATCGCGTTCAAGTTCAACAACGACACCGATTTGGTTGTTCTGCTCGTTGACGACGCCACCGGCTCAGCATCGCTGCTCACCTTGAATTCCGACTACACCGTAAGCGGAGAGGGTGATGAAGAGGGTGGGCTAATCAATGTCGTGGTTGCGCCTGCAAGTGGTAAGCGGCTGAAGGTTACGCGTGTAGTTGACATTCTTCAGCTAACCGACCTGCGCAATCAGGGCAAATTTTTCGCAGAGATCCACGAAGACGCCCTCGACCTGCTGACTATGATTGCCCAGCAGCACGAGTCGGGCATCAATTCATCCTTGCGGGTTGCCGAATCGGACCCCGAGCCGGCCCGGATACCGGCGGTCGCTCAGCGTGCCAATAAGATTCTATCTTTCGATGCTGCTGGTAATCCGCAGGTCGTAGCGCCGGTTACCGATAGTTCTACCGAGCTGCGGCAGGAGCTGGCATCTTCGTCTGGCTCGGGCCTAGTTGGTTACGATGCTAACGAGACCTACGCGGCAGGGACCGCTGGCTCTGAGCTTTCCCGACTGGCAGCCGCGGTGGCGCAGACTGGCGGAGCCGTCGTCTCGCTTGACTCGTTCGCAGGGGCTACAGACCAAGAAAAACTGACGGCAGCATTCGCAGCGGCTCGCCTCAACAAAGTCGCCATCTGGCTGCCCGCGCGCCAACTTGAAGTAACTGAAACGCTGGTCTACGACACTACGGGGCTTGGTTATTATCAGGGGCTGCAGCTTTTCGGCGCCGGTCAGTTGAGCACTGTCTTTGTCAACAAGATCAACAACGCTGGAGTGGGTGGCCCGGTCATCCGTCTTACAAGTGGCACCGCCTCTGCCGACCAGCAGCACGGCGGATTGATTAGCGGCGTCGGCTTTATTCAGGGCGGAGCGGGAACCGACGGTCACGGCATCGAATATCACGGCACGTGGCATCAGACGTTCGAGCGCCTTTACGCAGACGGCCTGACCGGCGCTGCCCTGCGATGCATCAATCTGTACGGCGACTCCGATAGTTCGGCACACGTCAACATAAGCAATACCCGATTCCTATATTGCAAAGGGGGGGCATGGAGCGGCGACGGCGGCACTGGCGGCATCTCCGTACATAGTATCCGCGACCTTTACGCGGTGAACTGCGGTGAGCTCAGCGGCGCACAGGTGATTATCGACGGCTGTGCTCACTTCTTAATGGAGCAGTGCTCTGTAACAGGACAGGGGATTGACGCGCCAAACGTCCCGCTGGTGAAAATCAAGAACACCAACCTGCGAAGCCGAACCATTACTGTTCGCGGTGGCGAGTACGGAAACAATGGCGGTACACACTTTGAAATAGCGGCGGTAAATACCGCATATTTTGGAGGTTTCCGCCAAGTTCGGCGCGTCGGTGAGAACAATTCAACAAAAGGTTTCGACTTGCTTGACGGAAGCAGCCTCTACCGAAACGTTCATATCGGCCCAATTGAGCTGGCCATTGACTCGGCTACACCGGCCTGGACGTGGATGAGTCTTGGCACTGGGGTTGGCGGGAACTTCACTATTGATCCGCCTAATAATGATTCGTTTGCAGCTGGCAATGTCTATTATGCAGGCGGCGGCGCTTCCAGGGTGTCAATCAGGGACACAGAAAACTTCGAGATGGTCAGTGGGTTTGTAAAGCGCGTTCGCAGTTCGCGCGGCACTCCCGGCACGGTGAATCTCGACATTTCTACAGGGAAATGGCAGCAGGTTGAATTTTTGTCGGGCGGGGCTTACACCGTTTCGGTTCCTTCGGGAGTGCGGGACGGTCGTGAGTTCGATCTGACGATAATCAACACGGTCGGCGCAACCGTGTCTTTTTCCGCCAGTATGAAGGTCACAGGCTTTAACAGCAGCGCTATCGAGACCTCTGCGACGTTCCGTTACGACGAGACAAGCGCCCTCTGGAAGCAGATAGGCGGCTGGTCCGCATAATCTGAAGATCTATCAGCCCGCCACTGCGCGGGCTTTTTATTGCCTGGAAGAAAATCATGACCCTCTCAGAAATACGGGAGCGAGCCATAGCGCCCGCTCTCGCGCTGCTGCCTGCGCGGATGTCGAGCCGAGAGGCTGAGATCATGCTGCTGACTATCGGCCTGCAAGAAAGCCGGTTCGTCCACCGGCGCCAGATGGGTAACGGCCCGGCCCGGTCGTTCTGGCAGGGTGAGCTCGGCGGCGGGATGGTTGCCGGAGTTCGCACCCACGAGGCGACCGAAGACTATGCCGCAGCTCTGTACCGAGCTCGAGGCGTAGCGCCGGACAACCGATCGATCTGGAATGCCATCGAGCACGATGACGTACTGGCCGCTGGCCTGGCTAGACTTCTGCTCTGGAGCGATCCCGGCCGGCTGCCGACTGAGAATGACGTGGAAGGCGGATGGCGGCTCTACCTGAAGACGTGGCGCCCTGGTGCATACGATCGTGGCACGGCTGAGCAGCGCGCAGAGCTCCGCGCCAAGTGGGCTAGGAACTACGCAGCAGCTGTCCGTGAGGTGATGACATGATCGCCCTGCTCAAGCAGTACAAGCTAATCGCCCTGGCTGCCGCTGTGCTCGCGCTGATGGCCCTTTCGGCTACCGGCGCGTGGCAGTGGCAGGCGAACAGCTACAAGCGCCAGATCAGCGAGATACGGGGCGAGTACGCCAAGGCTGCACGGCAGACCGAAGCCCGCGCCAGATCCGAAGAACAACGTCGACAGACCGCCATCGAGGGTATACGCCGTGACGCACAAGACAAGATCGCTGCGGTTGCCGCTGATGCTGCTGCCGCTGATGACGCTGCTAGCCGGTTGCGCGCACGAGTCGCCCAGCTATCACGCCGACCCGCCAGTTGTGCCGGAATTGCCGATGGAGGCGATACAGCCGGAGAGGCCGGAGATTTGCTTGCCCTCGTGTCCAGCCGGCTTGACGAGGCTGCGGGAGAACTTGCTGCTTATGCTGAAAGAGCCGCGAACGCCGGAACAACTTGCCAGCGATCGTATGAAGCAGTGAAGGGGAATTGAGATTGCCCGGACGGGCTGAGAGGGTTACGCCGCGATAATGATCGCCAGCGCGAGTGCTAGGCCAATAACGCAATCCGCGCAGATGGACAGCATCATCAATTTCGTGCGGTCGTTCCCTGGAAGCGGGAAGCGATCAAATACGTTGGCGAACAGGCCTAATCCGAGAGTGACCATGAGAAACCTCCTTTGTTCCATTCATTCTGCGCCGGAATTAATCCTGGTTGCAAGATCGTGAAGAACGCCTGCCTCGGGCGATGATTCGGACTGGACTTTTTCTTGTACCAATTTCTGTACCAGTCGAGGGTACAACAGGGCGTTTTGGGTAGGGGATGGGCTTGTGAAGAAGCGGCGCAATGCCTCCTTCACACCCCATGTCACCCTGACTTACTATACCGCGAAGTTCAAAGAAATCGCTGTACGTCTAGTGCCGTGCGGCTTTGAAGGTTTGCCGCTTCGCCTCTGTACCAATTCCGTACCGTTTAGCTGTTTTTCAGCTTGTCCAGTTCGGCCCAGTCGGCACTGGAAGAGATCCACTTGGCGTAGTGCTTCAGCAGGGTTTCGATGCTGTTTCCAAGCTGCTGCGCAATGAAGGCCGGAGCGATACCAGCCGACAGGCAAACTGTCGCGTAGGTGTGGCGAGTATCGTACTGCCGACGCGGGCGAATGCCCAGCCGCTTCATCGACTGCTTCAGATGATAGGCCGTGCTGACCACGTTGCTGATGTTTCCTTTCGCTCCGCTGGTCGGTGCAAACACGAACTCATTCCAGTCGCGGGTGAGCTCGGCCATCTCTTCCAGCGCCTCAATGGCCTGATCCACCAATAGCACCTTGCGAATGCGCTTGGTCTTCGTGTTGTCGCGCGCCTTGCCTTTCTCAAGCGTGGCTCGAATCCGAATCGTCCTGTTCGCCAGATCAACATCAGACCAGCGCAACGAAAGCTGCTCACCTGTCCGCAGGCCGGTGTAGAACGCAAGCTTGAAGAAGGATGCGTAACTCCGGCGAATGCCCGTCAGGCGCCCGTACAGGTCGGCCAAGATGGCATCACGCTCAGCAGGGGTGAATGGGTCAATGTCGCGCTCGGCCTCCCTGGCCTTCTCGACAGAGCGCATGGGGTTCTCGGCAATCACGCCATCTTTGGTCGCCGCCTCGAAGATTGCCTTTGCTGCCTGTACTGCGGCGTTCCGGTCGGTTGCCGAGTTCCATTCGATCTTGGTCATCAGCACGCGCACGTCCACCGGCAGGATCTCGTCCAGGCGCTTCGTGGCCCAGTGAGGCATCCAGTATTTATTGAGGACTCGCAGGTAGTTGCGGCGGGTGTTGAACACGATCTGCCGGCTGTCCAGCCAGAGCTGGGCGAAGTGGCCGAAGGTCGGCGTGATGCGTGCCAAGGTGTAGCGGGATGAGGGGAAGAGCTCGGCATACTTGTCGTCCGTAAGCATACCGAGCTTGATCAGCTGCGTTACCTGAGCTCGTAAACCTGCTGCTGCTGCAAATCCCTTGGGCGTTTGAGGATAGGGGAGCGTTTCGCAACGTCGCTCTTTCTTCCATGTGAAGCGGATGCGGACGGAGCTCCCAGCGATCTCGACGCCTTGGGGGAGCCCCACTGACTTTCTGCCCATTCGTTGTACCTCTCCAAGCTGTACATGATACAGCCGTCGATCTTCTCCCATACGCCAGGCGGCAACACTCCGCGCTGACGCTTCCGCTCCAAGGCCTTCGGCGTCGTGCCGATCAGTTCGGCCAACTTCCTCTCGTAAACCTTGTCGACCTGCTGGCCTTCAATCGGCTCTGGTTTCTCTCGTGCGCCCATCCCTCACCCCCTCACCGTTACGCCGGCTGCTTCGGCTTGGCCTGCAACCTTGTCAATGCCTTGCCAGTAAGCGCTCTGGACTCGCGTGAATGTGTCGGCATCTGGTTTCGCAGGGAGCCGAATCACCAACTCCCTCCGCGACGCCACCCACACATTCCGCATCTGCGTTTTCATGCTCTCGAACTGCTCGCGGTGAGGCTGCCTGTCCCACCACGCCTCGAACTCTGCTATCGCCTTGTCTGTGTGCTGCATGTCTATCTCCTGCTGCGACTACATCGCGAAGTGGAATTTCAGAAACTTGCCTTTGGGAAGCGGTATCCAGATTTCGCCGTCGTAGTCGTCACCGAGATATCCGTTTCGCTGGTCGATGTAGGCGTAGCGGAACGCATAGCCAGAGCAGTCCTCTTTGTGGCCGCCGTGGGTATCGGTGATCTCGAATTCGCTGGTTATCTCGGAATCAGCGATGTATTCCTTGATGTGCTCCAGCTTGCGCGGGCTGACTAGCGTTGCCACGCAGGCTAGGGCCTCGTCGAGCTTCCGTGATTGCTCAAGGTGATATGCGGTTTCCGCCTCGTTAGCCTTGCGCATGATCTCCATGTGCTCGGCTTCAGATATTTCGAACATGGCAAATCCTCCCCGCCGACTCTCGCCGGCAGGCTGTGATGTGATGTGTGGGTTAGGGGGTTAGGCGGGGCGGCTGCGCTCTTCCGGGCTATCGATGGTCATCGTGTAGCCGCAGCATTCAGGCCAGCCGTGACGCAGTGAGCCGCCAGCGTTCACCTTTTGCGACCGGCCGCACTTGGTGCACCAGACCATGCCGCGCGAAAACTTTGGATGGCTTTCGGCAATCTTCTTGTGCGTATCCATATCACTCCTCCTTCGCATCCATGGCGGAAAGGGCGCAGCCGGGCTTATGAGGTATCCCCTTGTTCAGCATCCCGGCACCTGATTCCGACTGGCACAGTTTGCAGTAGTGAAAGGTGCTTCCGTATATGCCGTAGTCGTCGGATTCAATGATCTGGTCTTCAGGTACAAGAACATACCCATCAGGCGCAGTGAAAGGCCGCTGCTCGGCTTGCGCGATGGGGGCGAGCGCCACAATTTCCTTCCCCTCGCTTTTCAGCATTGCCAGGCCGGGATGGTCACGTTGAGTTGAGAAAAGGATCACGTTGCCGTTATCGGCGAACACGGCGTATGCCATCGGTTGAACCGTCAAGCATTCCTTGACAGTTGGCCGCTGCTCGGTCTGCGCGGGGCGGGCGTTGGCATTCAGGAACGCCGCAACCTCGGAGAATGACGGACATTCGTCCTCATCCCATAGCCGGCTCAAGCGATAAAGCATGTCGCCGTGGGCATCGCGCTCATCCTGCGCCGGGGCTGGCTCTACCGGCTCGGCCTGCTGGGCATTCAACCGATAGTGGCAGTCTTTCCAGTGCTGCTCAGGGTCTGGCTGATTGAGATATGGGCACCCGCAACTGGTACGGCCTGGATAATCGACGCGGTTACTCATGGTCGGCGCCCTCGTCGTCGATCTGCTTTCCGCAGTGGTGGCAGTAATATTGGCCGTGTTCCTCTGGCTCGCCGCCATCGATCAGGTGCCAAGTCGCGCCGCAGGCTGTTCCGTATGCGCCCGTGTCCTCGTCGCGCGTCCACTTGCACGAACTCTGCGGCTCGGCCTGCTGGGATAGGGCGGCGCGAATGCGGCTCATGAGCACTCTGCCAGCTGGCAGCATATCTACTTCAATTCGCGCATCTTGCTCCTGTATCAATTCGCATGCCTCACGCAGCAGCCCCGTCACCTGCTCCAACTGCCGCCACGTCTTTCGGTGTCGCTCCATCTCACGCTGCAGATCGGCCTTTGCCGCCGCCAGCTCCGCGCCGATGTGTCCTGCTGCCTTCAGTGTCTCGTTCATACCTGGCTCCATATCTCGCGATTGTTTAGGTCTTCATCCTTCACGCAGATCGGAGGGCCGCTGAGTGGGTGCATGTACGTGGTGGCTCCGTTGCTCAGTCCCTTTGTGCATCGCTTGCCTGTGGTTTTCTGGAGCCAAGTGCGGCTGTTGATCCGCTGGACTGTGGGGGATTCGGTGAACATGGGTGCGCTCCTTCGGCGGGGTGCACCTCAAACAGGCGCAGTCGCCGATCAATTTGCGTGGTGGGGTACGGCAGAATGTGGGTCGGGTCACGCTGCGGCTCGACTCTGAGGCCATGCGCCGCACGCATCGAACACGCGATAGGCTTGGTCCTCGTCAAGCCCCTTGCCGCCCGGCACCGCTATCCAGCCAGAGCCGATCTTGTGGTTCGGATTGCAGCCGGCCAGCAGCTCGCGGTAACAGTGCTCAAGCACTTCGGCCAGGCTGTCGGACTTGTACATTCCGTCCGGCGCAATCTCGGTCGACTTCATGTAGCGGTTGCCATGGTCATCGATGCAGAACGCGCCGATGTAGATGACCCAGCGATGGGAGATATCGCAGACCGCTTCGGCGATCTTGTGGCTTGGCGCGATGTTCTTGCATGTCTTCCAGTCAACTAGGCCTTGCCGGCCTTCCGGGTCGATGTTGACAACCGATACCCGGAACTGCCGGAGGATGGCGCGGCTCACCTTCTCCAGGCGAGCGCGTGGCAGGGTGCTTTTCATGGGTGGCAGACCTCTAGCAGATCCGTCTCGCCAAGCCGTCCAAGTGGCGCGGCAATGTACAAGCCCGAGAAGTAAACGCCCCAAGGCTGGCCGGATGAGAAAGCCCGGTACGCGGCGTGCCGGATGGCGTCCAATGCGTCAGGGAACCTCATGCCCACACCTCGCGCAGTACGTTGTTCTTGCGGGCCTGTGGCGTTGCGCCCTTGCGTGGTGATGCCTGTCGCTGCGCCTTGGCACCATTGCGAGCGCCACGGCGCCGGCTGGCTGCCTCAGCGTCCGGGTTCAGCGAGTTGTTCCACATGCCGACCTTTGGCGGCTCGCCTATGCGGTTGCTGAGCTTCGTGATCTTGCCGCCCTTACGAAGGAAGTCCTTCGTGCTGGCAGCGATTTGAGCGCGCAGAGCATCGCCCTGCAGAATTGCAGACTGGTCGATCATGGTTATTGTCCGGGGAGGAGGGCG